GTGTTGGCGCAAACTTTGGCGGCAGTATTACTGACATGATTGATTCTGCCACAGGTGCTGGTTTAACTTTTGATGCGTTTAGTGGTATTATTGCAAAGAATGGCGAAAGTGTTGCGTTATTAGGACAAGGATCAGCTGACGGTGCAAAACGATTAGGCGAGTTGGGTAAACAAATTCGTAAAAGTGGGGTGGCTGATGAGTTGTATCGTATGGGATACTCTACCGAAGATATTAACAACGGATTAGCTTCATTTGGTGGTCGACTTGCCAAAGGTGGTGCATTACAAAAAATGACCACTGAACAGATTGCATCTGTTACTGGTAACTATCTCAAAGAATTAAATGCAGTAGCAACGCTTACTGGACAAAGTAAAGAAGCATTGCAAGAACAAGAAAATGCTCGCATGGCCGATGCGCAATATTTAAATTTAAAAAATAAGTTAGATGCTGATGGTCAAAAGAATTTAGAAATATTGATGGCTAGTATTCCAGCAGGAATGCAAGCAGGAGCCAAAGAAGTTTTAGCCACAGGCACAGCTACTACAGAAGCAGGACAACAATTTTTAGTCTTTATGAAAAATTCTGGTAGAAGTTTACAATCGTTAGGTAAAACTGCCGAAAGAACCGGAACTATTACTACAGATGCGGTAATACAAAATGCAAATCTTATACAATCCGAAGGAAAAGCATTATCAAAATCTAGTCTAGGAGGAGTTGCTGCAAAATTTATTCCAGAACTAAACGGAATAATGGTAGCATCAAATACACTTGCATCACGTCAAACAGATTTGGGCACAGAGATAAAAGGACAGATTGCCGCAGCAGCAGAGCGAAAGAAACAAGAACAAGAATTGCTAGATAAAGGATTAGATCCCGCATCGATGGAGAAGTTTAAGCAACAGATTGCTGCAACCAGCAACGAATTTACAAAAATGCTAGCAGGAATTTTACCAGCAATGATGGGAGCATTTACGCTACTTGCAGATTTTACTAAAACGTTCTTGGTACCTATATTTGTGTATCTAGCGACAAATATTAAAGCAGTTGTTGCTACTATGATTGCTCTTAAAGTTGCCCAGTTGGCATATAAAGCATCGCTTGCAATTGAAAGAGCCAAAGTAAATCAACGAGGCTCGTCGGCGCTAAATCCAATGCATGTAACTACCAACGGTAAAGGCGGCCTAGGTGACGGACCTGATGGTAAAGATAAAGATGGTAAAGATAAAAAAGGATCTAAAGGATCTAAAGGTCTAAAGACACTTGGCCGACTCGGCGGCGGTGTTGCTGCGGTAACTGCAATTGCAGGAATGGGAATGGAATTAAGCGAGATTAGCGACGAGTTAAAAGATGGAAAGATATCTGAAGACCAAGCTAAACAAAAAAAATCAGAAGCAGTCGGAGGCGGCGTAGGTAGCGCAGCAGGCGGAGCAGGTGGTACACTGGCAGGCGCAACTATTGGTACATTAATATTCCCAGGCGTCGGTACTGTGATCGGTGGTATCATTGGTGGTGTATTAGGTAGTAAGGGTGGGGACTTCCTTGGTAGAAAAGTTGCTGGCAAATACGCTGAGCCAAAATCAGATGTAAAGGGATTAGGCAAAGTTGCAGCGCAATTTGAATCTGGTGGAAATTCGGGTTCAGTATCAACTGGGCACGGCGATCACGGTGGCAAGAGCTACGGATCGTTCCAGTTATCAAGCAAAACAGGTGACGTTGACAAGTTCTTACAAAAATCTGGGTATGCAAGTCAATTTCAAGGTATGCAGGTTGGGTCAGCAGCATTTGACGCTCAGTGGAAAAAACTTGGGAAAGAAGATACTAAATTTGGCGAAGCTCAATCAGCACACGCTAAAACAACTCACTATGATCCGCAAATGGCAAAATTACAAAACAGCGGAATTGATTTGTCTAAAAAAGGGTTTGGCGTACAAGAAGCAATTATGTCAACTGCCAATCAATATGGTGCAAACACTGAAACTATAATCAAAGCTCTTAAAGGTAAAGACACCAATAAGATGAATGATAAAGAAATCATTGACGCTATTCAAGACTATAAAGCAGAAAATGTTAAAACAAACTTTAGAAGCAGTTCGGAAGCAGTTAAGGCCGGTGTTACAAAACGAATTAATCAAGAAAGACAAGCATTATACAAAGCAAATGAGGGCGGTGGTGTAGTAGTCAATGATCCGGTAACAGCTAAAAAAGAAGACAAGCCAAATACAGCAGTTGCAACAGCTAAAACAGAAAATACACCAAAATCTTCAGATACTCAAACAGCATTAGCTAAACCAAAAGAAGCCAAAGAACTTGTAAAAGCCACAGCGGTAAACACTCCAACTGCTTCTGCGGTCCAAACAGCATTAGCTAAACCAAAAGAAGCAGAAGCTGCTTCATCAACTGGCCTTGCAGCTAATCCAATGGAATCATTGAAACAAGGGCTAGCAGGTACTCAACAAACAGCACTGGGAGGACCTACTGGTCCTGCCGGCTCTCAAGAATCACCGGCTGTACTACTTTCTAGCTTAAATAGTAAGATGGAACAATTAATTAAAATTCAAATTGGTGCAAAAGACACTGGAGAAAAACAATTAAGAAAGACTGGCAACACAGACATGTTCACTAACATAGCTACTGCTTAATTGGATAAAAAAATATGAGTTGGAAAAAATACTTTACCCCTGTAAGCGTTAACAATCAAGCTGGAGGATTTAGCCCAATTAGTGGCGGAAGTCGTCCCGGACCAGCACATACAAACTACAGTTCTTATCTTCCTGATGTTTATGCAGGATCACCAAATCGTGTTGAACGATATATTCAATATGATACAATGGACATGGATTCAGAAGTTAACGCTGCTTTAGATATTCTTGCAGAGTTCTGCACTCAAAAAGACAAAGAAAATAATACACCTTTCCAGTTGTTCTTTAAAGGAAAACCCACAGCTACTGAAGTTAAAATTCTAAAAGAAAGTCTTCAGAAGTGGGTTAAACAACAACAATTTGATATTAGAACATTCCGTGTTGTGCGCAATACTTTCAAGTACGGCGACTGTTTTTTCATCCGCGATCCTGAAACTAAAAAATTATTATACATTGATCCAGTAAAAGTTACCAAAGTAATTGTTAATGAATCCACAGGCAAAACTCCTGAACAATATGTATTAAAAGACATTAATTTTAATTTTGTATCATTAGTAGCTACACAACCACATAATACAACAAATACAAGTCCGAGCGGAACTAGCTCTTATACCAGTGGAGGTGGGTTTGGCAAAGGCATGGTAGGCGATGCTGCTCGCCCTCCAGGAACACGTTTTCAAAATCAAACAAATGAAATTACTGTAGATGCAAAACACATCGTACATATTAGTTTGAGTGAAGGGTTAGATCAAAACTTTCCGTTTGGTAATAGTCTACTGGAATCAGTATTCAAAGTCTACAAGCAGAAAGAATTGCTTGAAGATGCAATTATTATCTATCGTATACAACGAGCTCCTGAGCGTAGAATTTTCTATGTTGACGTGGGTAACATGCCGGCACACATGGCCATGGCATTTGTAGAACGTGTTAAAAACGAAATCCAACAAAGACGTATTCCTAGCTCAACAGGTGGTGGCAATAATATGATCGATGCCAGTTACAATCCGTTAAGTGTCAACGAAGATTACTTCTTTCCGCAGACAGCAGAAGGTCGTGGATCCAAAGTTGAAACACTTCCAGGTGGTACCAACCTAGGTGAAATTACAGATCTGCGATACTTTACCAACAAGCTATTCCGTGCTTTGCGCATTCCAAGCAGCTACTTGCCAACATCTGTTGATGATGCTAGTAACACAGTAACTGACGGAAAAGTAGGCACAGCATACATTCAAGAGCTACGTTTCAATGAATATTGCAAACGCCTACAGAACTTAATTACTCCAACTCTAGACTTAGAATTTAAAATTTGGATGGAATCAAACGGTGTAAACATTGATTCAAGTTTATTTGAATTACGTTTTAATCAGCCGCAGAACTTTGCTGCATATCGTCAATCAGAGCTTGATACTGCTCGTGCAGCAACATACAGTACAGTTGCAGAAATCCCACATCTTTCTAAACGTTTTGCACTAAAACGCTTCTTAGGTTTATCAGAAGAAGAGATTAAAGAAAACGAATTGATGTGGAGAGAAGAGAACGGTAATAAACTAAAAATTGTAGGAGATGCCGCTAGCGAAATGAGAGGTATTGGCATCACTCCGTCAACTATCAGTGCAGAAGCAGGTGCAGCAGACGCAGAAGCACCCGACAATTTAGCTGCAGAAGTTCCTGCAGAAGGTGCAGAAACCTCACAGCCTGTGGCACCACCTCCAGCCGGTCAGTAATAAATACATTATGCTCCTACGTGAATTCTTTTATTTTAACGACAATACCAATGACTTTTCAGTCGATCAACGATATGAAAACTCTAAAGACAGTTCTGTGGTCAAAAAATCAGACACACGTAAACTACGTTTAACTCTTAAACAAATAAACCAGCTGCGAATACAAAGCGAAGCTCATGATTTTGAAGAAGAATCAGAAAGAGCTTTTATACAACAAATGTACGGTACCCCAGTTGAAGCAGACCAACCCGCAGAATGAACCCGCTTTCGTATTAGGTAATGGCAGAAGTAGACTACACGTAGATGCTCCTTCGCTATTATTGCACGGCACTGTATATGCTTGTAATGCTGTTTACAGAGAATTTGATCCTGACTTTTTAATAGCTGTTGATGTTAAGATGGTTAACGAAATCATTTCAGCAGGATATCATAAAACCCACAGTGTTTGGTCCAATCCTAATAAAGGAATTAACGCTAAGAGCGGAATTAATTACTTTCATCCACATAAAGGATGGAGTAGTGGTCCAACAGCATTGCACTTTGCCTGCGAGCGTGGACATAAAGAAGTGTACATATTTGGGTTTGACTACCAAGGAATTGGCGGAAAATTCAATAATGTATATGCTAATACTTTTAATTACAAACGCAGCGAAGACGTTGCAACTTATCACGGAAATTGGTTGAGCCAAACAGAAAAAACAGTTAGAGATCACAGATATACTCAGTTTTATCGAGTTATAGAATCCGGCGGGTTTATTCCTGACAAACTGGCAAACTCAAACATAACACATATATCCTTTGACGAATTTGCACAAAAGTTTCCGGGTACTATATATGCAGATGAAACCATTCAAAAAAGTATCATTTAACACCAAATTGTAATCATTGAGTTAAATAAAATGTATGACAGCCTACCCATCTTTAAGGAGAATATAACATGGCAGATAAAAACTTACTAGCACAGATGCTAGAGAACTTGGTCAACAACGATCAAGCTAAAGCAGAAGAATTATTCCACGAGTATGTAGTTGCAAAATCTCGTGAAATCTACGAAGATCTTATTGAATCTGAAATCGAAGATGAAGATGATAAGGAAGTAGATGAAGCAGCTGATGACGAAGAAGCTGAAGAAGACAAAGTAGACGAAGCATCCGATGACGAAGAAGCCGACGAAGATAAAATGGACGAAAATTTCGAAGATATCGCATATGAAGGTGATGACGAAATGGGCGGTGACCCAACTGACGACCTAGAAGCTGAATTGGGCGACGAAGAAGAAATGGACGACGAAGAAAAGTCCGAAGACGAGCTATTCATGGATTTAGAATCCATTGTTGACGAATTACAAGCTAAGTTCGACGAATTAAAGGGCGGTGACAACATGGGCAGTGACGACA